TTGCAAAGAAAGGAGGTAAAATAGCTTTAGATGATGCAAAGAGAAACTGCCCCGTAGATACAGGAGCGTTAAGGGATAGCTTGAAGCTAGAGGAGAATATAAAGAAACCAACAAAGGCTGATGTTAAGGTTGACTATGATAAGTCACTTAAGTATGGTACTTTTGTTGAATTAGGTTCAAGAGGTAAACCTGCCAATCCTTTTCTACGGAATGCAGTTGATAACAATGCGCAAGAAATCGCAGATAAGATTACAAATGAATTAGGCAAAGCAATTTCGAGGAAGTGGTGATATGGATATATTTGTTGCATTACAGAAACATCTTATATTAACCCCAGAATTAGTAATTGAGTTTGGGAACAGAATTTATCCGTTGCTACTACCTCAAGAACCGGTACTACCAGCAATAGCTTATTTTCCCATGCGTTGTGATTATGATGAAGCTTTGCAAGGACAGACTGGATTTGTAAGACAAAGAATACAATTAAGTATTCATGCAAGGTCGTTTGCTAGAGCAAGGCAATTGAGTAGAATAGTTAAGGAATCATTACAAGATTTTAATGGTAATATGCAAGGGTTGACTATTCAAGCAACACATATTTTGACAGATATTTCAATAACAAAAAACAATCAAACGCACTATGACATAGAGGAGTTTGTATGGATATTAGAATATGAATTTGACTATTTAGAGCAGGGATAGGCGATCAAAGAACAATAAGAATTAGGAGGTCATAAAGATTATGGCTATAGCAGGAAAAAGTGGAAGACTAGCAATAGGGGATAATACCCCTGCAACGGTGGTCGGGATAAAGAACTGGTCACTAGATTTATCAGTAGATGCAATGGAGACAACTGCATTAGGTGATGATTGGAAGAACTATATATCAGGGCTAAAGGAATGGACAGCAAGTGCTGAGGGTGATTTTGCAGTAGAAACTGATACTACAGGGCAAGAAGTTTTGCAGACAGCATTTCTAAATGGTACAGAAGTAACAGTGAATTTACATGTTAATGATACAAATTATTATAGCGGTTCGGCAATAATAACTAGCCTAAGTGTGGAAGATCCTGTTGATGACGTCGTATCAATATCGATGGACTTTACGGGTAATGGTGAATTATCATTTACTTAGATTGTAGGAGGAAAAATATATGAAAAAGAGTGTAGCAATTGAGCTCGATAAAAAGAGAAATCTAAGGTATGGAATGAATGCCTTAGTTACGGTAGAAGAACAGATTGGTAAGCCAATAACAAGTCTTGATCTGGAGAATATCTCAATGAAAGACTTGAGGTCAATTCTCTATGCAGGATTAGTCCATGAGGACAAAGACTTGACCCCGGAGCAGACAGGTAATCTTATAGATGAGTATTCGAACATAACTGATGTTGCAGAGAAATTAGGTGAGGCATTTGGGCTAGCATTTGGTGAAGGAGAGAAGACTTTGGGAAAGCAGAAGAAGCTGAATGGGACTTAAGTAAGTTCTATACTCTTGCTGTTACTGTATTAGGAATAGAGCCACATAAGGCGTGGGAATACACGCCTTATGAAATAGGTTTAGTAGCTGAATATCACGGAAACAAGAGCAAGTCACAATTGATTAATAGCATATGTAATGCATACTATTCAGAAGGCTTTGCAAGAACTAAGCGACTTCCTAAGATAGATAAACTCATAAAAGATCTAGAAAAACCTAAAAGCCCTAAACAAAGCAAAGGCGATATGATTCTCCGAGCAATGGCGAAAGAAAAAGGGATTAAGCTTGAATAAGTGTTTTGATTATGTTAGAATATTAATAGAGGTGAGAAATGAATAATCTTTTATCCGATTATAATAGCAAAATTAAAGTATTTTTAAGTTCAAGATGCGGTGAAAAAGCATCGGAGTTGCTTGTTATAAGAAGATGGATTAAGACAGCTTTAGAAAGTACAGGTATTTTTAATGTTTTTGATTATAACGAAACAAATGCTTCCTCGCAAGAAAACAAATCTTTTTATTTAGATGAGCTTGATAAATCCAATATTTGCGTATTCCTTATAGATGCTGATCCTATTACTACTCCCGTTATAGTTGAATTTAACAGAGCTACTCAATCTGGCAAGAGAATACTAGTATATGCATTAAATGACAAATTTGATATAACTATTAAAAAACAACTGAAATATAAATATGTTACTGTAGATCACTATAAGGAATTTGCAGAGAAATGTATAGAAGGGGTTTTATTAGAGGTTTTTAATGGATACCAAAATTTAATAAATAATAAGGGTTGCGATTTTGATAGTGTAAGTGATTCTATAGATTTGAAAAATATTATGATAAATAATGAAATAGTGTTATACAAAGATGACTATTATAAAGGATTTTCTAAGACTGAAAAATATATTTGTGATAAAATAGGACACTTTTATGATAAGAATAGGTTTGGCAAATCAGATAAAAATGATATTAATTCATTAGATGATTATGTTGTAAGTATTTTGAGTTCAATTTATGATGGAGTAGAATATGACAAAAAAATTTCTTTAGGGATAATTAAAGAAGTAAAAAGACAAAAACTTATGACCAAAGTTTGTACTGATGTAGTAAAAGAACGTTATAAGATTCTAGATTATTATTTTAATTTTAAGTACGAGGATGCTCTTAGTAATGTGGAAAAATTATATGATGAAATCAAGAATAATAAAGACATCTATTTTTGGCTAAGAGATGATGTATTACTTGATTATCGAAATCTAACCTTAAAAGCTCCTAACGATAAGGATTATAAAAAATATCTTCATGTACATAAGGAAATTGATTCATTAGGACATCAAATTCAGAATCCAACAATTGATAGATATATATCTAATTTTAGAAATAATTTAGCTAAAAGAAAAAATAAAAATACAATTAAACCAGTATATAATAGAGTACTGATTTCAAATTATTGGCAAGAAATTGAAAAAATTGTTCAGACTGTGGTGAGCAGTGTTATATATGGGTCGTACATTGGAATCTACCAGGCTATAGGTATGATAAAAGATTTATGTTATTATTTGTCTAATCAATATTCAGATTTTATTTTTAGGAAGACACTAATAACATCCAGTATTATTTATGGTGATAATGATGTAAAGGATATTCTTTTTAGATATGGTTTTGTTTTTGGAAATGGGAATACAGAAGACCTAAACAAGCTTGTAGATTTAATTAAGAATCGGTATTCATATGATAAAAAAAGGTTGCTTGAAACTCTAAAACCAATAGTATATTATATGTCTGATGAAAAATTCGCTGAGATAGAAAAACTATTCTGGGAATTTGCTGAAGACTGTTGCGAGAATAATCAATACTTAAAAGATGAATGTTGCAATTTTATATCGACAACATGTAAAAGGCTTAATCAAGATAGAATTATGGAGTTTATTATTTCTATTAAGAATATAGATAATAATAGGATTAAAGGGGTAATTAATGATATTAGTTGCTCAAGTATTAAAATAGATAAACTAAGTAAAGAAAACTTAAAAATTTATAAAGAAATGGAAAAAAACCAGATTAAAAATGGTGATTTGCTTAATTTTGATTCTGTAGTTGATTATTCAAAAATAATAGAGAAGATACTAAAAAGTATAATAACTCCTAATCCAGATGGGAATACATATAGTTATTGTGGATTGGGTACATTAGATAAACTATTTTTCTATTTGTATAATAAAGCCAATTTGAGTAATATAATAAAAAAACAAATAATTGAAAAACTTTGTTTTCATATTATACAACCTAGGGTTTCTAGAGGAGATATAGTAATCGCATTAGCTTCTTTATGTATTCTTGCAAAGGAAAGTACGCTTTGTAGTATAATCAAATTAAAAATCCAAGAGATTAAGATTATTAAGGATGATATGCCTGATTTTTTGAATAGATATTCAAATGAAATATTAGAATATATGTTTGATATGCTAAAAATGATATGTGGTTTGAGTTTAAGGAAAGCTATAGATTACATTGCTGAAATCAATGTATATTCAGATAGAGACAAATGTCATATTCTTAAATTTTGGAATGAAATTGGTTTAGATTGGTTGAATTGTACCAATATTAATAATGAAATCCCTATAGTGGTAATAAGCTTTATTAGTTCATGTGTTAAGAGTGAAAAAGCCGAGTTATATACTAGGGCAATAGAATCTTGTAATATTCTTATGACGGAGGGAGATAAGTTTGGATGTGAAGATTTTTTATTAAAAGAGTTGAGCGGTATTAACAGTATTAAGAGCTTATATATTTTAAATGCGTTTATAAATAATACAGTTAGTAAAGAAACAAAAGATATTGTAATAGGCAAGTTGACAGGGGATAACCATTATTTAGTTAAGATGAAGCTGCAAGAATTCATTAATAAGAGCTAATAGAAATAATAGAGAAATATTAATAAAAGGCAACAAGTTAATACATTGTTGCTTTTTTAATGCAATAAAATAAGGAGGTAATGATGGCGGTAATTAGAAATCTGGTTGTTAAGATTGGAGCTGATATTAGTGGTCTTAATCGTGGACTGAAAATGGCACAACGGAAACTACAAAGTATAAGCAACTCTTTAGCTGGTGCAGGTAGAACCCTTTCATTATCGCTTACAATGCCCATTATTCTATTAGGTAAACAGGCATTGCAGACAAGTGCAGAATTTGAGCAATCAATGGCGAATGCAAGTAGTGTGTCTGGGGCAACAGCTGAAGAACTACAGAGGATGACAGAGATAGCTAGAGAAATGGGTAAGACTACTGTCTTTAGTGCATCACAATCAGCAGATGCAATGTATTATATGGCAAGTGCAGGGTATAAGGTAGAGCAGATGGCTCAAAGTATTGAGCCTATACTAAATCTAGCAAGTGCAACTCAATCAGAACTTGCGTTTACAACTGATACTGTAATTGCGACATTAAATCAATTCGGGTTACAAGCGAGTGATGCAGGAAGAGTAACCAATGTATTTGCAAGTATAATAGGTAATTCACAAGCTACATTAGATAAACTAGCTGATTCAATGCGATATGTAGGACCCGTAGCGAATAGTTTAGGGTACAGCATTGAAGAAACTGCTGGCGCATTAGGGCTATTATATAATTCGGGTTTTAAAGGTGAGCAGGCAGGAACAATTCTTAGAGGTGCCTTGACAAAGTTACTTAACCCAACCGCCAAGATGAAAAATACTCTAGAAGAGTTGGGGTTAGCATATGATGATGTGAATCCGAGTACAAAGAGCCTAGTTGAGATAGTAGGAGCATTGGAGAAAGCAGGACTTTCAACCGCACAAGCAGTAGCGATATTTGGGCAACGTGCCGGTCCAGGCATGATTGCATTAGTAGGGCAAGGTTCAACTGCGATTGAAGCGATGACTAAAACAATTACAGATACAAATAGTGCGAGTGAGATGGCGTCTAAACAATTAGATACAATGCAAGGATCTTCAAAATTATTGAAGTCAATGCTCGAGGAAGTTGCAATAAGTATTGGTGATATATTGATACCAGTATTAAGAGAACTTGCAGAAGATTATCTAATGCCACTTACTAAGAACTTCCAGAGCCTCAGCAAAGCGCAAAAGGAACTTGGAGTAAAGATATCTTTGCTTGTGGCATCTATAGGACCTTTACTAATAATATTATCTAAGATGGTACGGATAGTAGCTTTTGTAATAAAGATAGTCGGAATATTATCAAGTCCGATAGCTATAGTCGTTGTTGCAGTAATAGCGTTGATAGCAATCCTTGTGAGATTATTTAAAACAAATGAACAATTTAAAAGCAAGGTGCTAGCAGTATGGAATAAAGTAAAAGACTGTATCCTAAAATCACTTAATTCAATTAAGGCTTGGTGGTATAAGAACGGTAATAAATTATTTGAGATTTCTAAGGAAGTATTTCAAGGAATAGCGGGAGTGATAACTTCCGCAATAGAGATAGCTCTAAGAATGATTGATATATTCGTTGGAGGCTTAACAAGGCTATGGAACGAGAATAAAGCATTCGGAGATGCCATAGTTGCTATCTGGCAAAATATTAGGCAAGAAGTATCAAGTGCGGTAGCCTTTATTGTGGCATGGTGGAAAGTTAATGGACAGAAACTAATTGAAAGTACAGTTAGTACATTTTCATTAATATGGAATATCATAATAAATGTACTCAGCCAGATAATAAAGAGTCTTACTGTGTTTTATGAAAACCTTATACCTGTATGGGATAGCGTAAAAAAAATGTTCTCTTCTTTATGGGGTGCGATGCAGAACTTATGGGAAGCATTGGAGCCACTACTTACTATATTAGGCGGAGCGTTCTTGGGTTTATTAGGAATAGTGATAGGCGTATTCAATGGGATAATACAAGCACTAGGACCATTTATTGAAGCAATAATAAATATTGTGGATATCATAAGTGACTTAATCAATATAGTTGCTAGTCTCTTAAAAGGAGATTTCAAATCTGCTTGGGAAAGTGTAATTAGTATGTCAGAGCATGGCATGGAAATGTTATTAAATATATGGCAGACCATACTTAACTTCTGCGGAGGATTTGTTGACGGCATATCAAGTTTTTTCTCTGGTATGGGTGTTGATATAGAAAGCATAACGAGGTCAATGGCAGAGAGAGTGCAGGGTTGGTTTACTAATATGCTACAAGGCATAAGTAACACTAGTCATAGTATATTGGATAGTGTAACAGGAGTATTCAACGATATTGAAGAATATATATCAGGACTTATAGATGATGCTTATGACTGGGGCAGAAATCTTATACAAGCAATAGTAGATGGCATTAATTCTGCAATCGACTGTCTAGAAGATAGCGTAAATGAAGTAGGCGAGAAGATAAAGGACTTTCTGGGATTTAGTAGCCCAACCAAAGAGGGTCCTGGTAGTGAAGCGGATAAATGGATGCCTAACTTAATGGGAATGTTAGCAAAAGGAATAAGCCGAGGTTTGCCTGATATACAAGGTGCGGTATCGCTTACAGCTGGAGCTATGAGTGGTGTTGCTTTTCCAAATATGTCATCACTTCCGAAAGATAACTCTATGTTGAATGGATTATTAAATATCTTTGGTGGTGTAAGGCAAGATAATAATGATAATACAACTCCTGTAGAACTTACAATAGATGGTCAAGTATTCGCTAGATTGATAATGCCATCACTGACAAAGGAGCTGAAACGTAATGGGATTAATTTGGAGGACAAATGATATTATTTAAGATTAACGGGATAAGTCTTACTAAGAACCCAACAGATATTAATCAAAGCAAACAGATAGTAGCAAACTCCGGAAGAACTATAGATGGTACATTAGTGATGGATATAATAGCTAATAAAGATAATTTAGCTATTACTTGGGATTATTTAAGCAGTATTGATATGAATACACTGCAAACTCAAATCAATAATAGCGGGTTTGTAACAATAGAATATGCAGATCCATTAGTCACAGCTGGACAACTTAAGCAGATTACAGCAACAGTAAAGAGCCTTGCTTATAGCCCATACTACGACAATAAAACATCAACAATAATGTGGCAGAATATAAAGGCTAACTTTGTGGAGATATAGATATTTGTTTATTTTTATCTAAAAGATTGACATATTGTTTTATTGTGATACAATGCTAAGCAAGAGGTACATATGAGTAACATAAAAGTATTTAATGATAAAAGAATAAGGACACATTGGGATGCTGACAAAGAAGAATGGTATTTCAGTATTG